GCTCAGTAGCCTTATCAGGCTTGGGCGCGGGAGCAGGCGCGGGTTCGGGGTCGGCGGCAGGGGCCGGGTCAGTTGCGGGTGCGGGCTGGCCGGGATTGTAGTTTTCCAGCAGAGCCAGCTTTTCGTCAGCGGTCATATCCTCGCGGTAGCCGTCAACATTTGTCCAGTCGAATGCCATAGTTTTTCCTCCTTGTGTAACGTGCGTTTTTATTAAGCATTTTCTCTAATGCTTTGCGCTTTTTTATACTTGCATCTCCGCAAGTTATCTCAAATGGCAATGCCATTGGAAATCCAAAAACAAAAGGCGAGACGAATCCACAATCATCTGTTAATCCGTCTCGCGAAATCGTTAATACGTCTATATTCAATTGTCACGCGGCTTGCTGGGCCAGGTATTCTTCCTCAGTCGCTATTTCTGGATGACATCTGCAATGCCAGTGTGCTGGCAAAACCGGGAAATCGTCTATTCGATAAATGACACCGCTCCTCAGCTCGCACACCTTGCAGACCTTTTCATCGTCCTCTGTCACCCAGCGCACATACCTTATCCGCGCATTCCTAAACGCTGTGATACGTGCTCCGACAGTGATATTATCCGCATACTGCCGCACCTGATTTGCCAGTACATCCAGTCCACGTTTCAGGTTTTTACGCATCTCTTGGTTGCCCAGCTCCGTGGCAATGACGCTCTCAAACATCCTGTCACGCTTGCGCGTGTACTCTCTTGTATATACAAAATCGCTGATAGGATCGTAGGCTTTCAGCATCGCCCATACAAACTCATATGGGTCGAAGCCATCATCGCTTATAGATACGTCGATAGCCGCATCACGGTAGGCTTTACGCGCAATGTCCTCGTACTCGCGCACGATGACAGTCTCCATGCGCTTATACATTTCATTAACGCGCTTGCGGCAATCCAGTATGTTCAACTGGTCGAACGGCAGAATTGCAAACCGCTGAAACTCGCTGGACATGTAGTTGAACAGGATCATCAGCGACCTGTCCGCATGTCCAAAGATGTCAGGCGTTGTCACTGGTTATCACGCCCTGTTTCAGCCGGTTCATCAGCAGTATCTTCCTCAGTGGTCGCCTGTTCGTTTTCAGACGCTTCGCCTGCCGGAGGAACATTGCCGCTTGCGATCATTTCCTCTGCCAGCATCACCACAGGCTCCCACTTGTCCAGATACCGCTTGCTCTGGTTGTATACGTCCATCGGGTCGTTGAAAAGCCCGGACGTGGCAATGGCGATTTCAGGATGTATACCCGCCTGCAACAGCGAAGTAAGCGCCTGACACTTGCTCTGCAAGTTATCGTGCTGACGGCGCGTGAACTTGCACTCCACAGCTGCCAGTTTCAGGTCGATGTCACGGGTCTCGCCCATGATTCGCAGAACCAGCCGCAGGAACTCGCGCTCTGACTTACGATACAGCTTTTCGGTGATCTGTGCCCGTGCCTCCGCCTGCTGCCAGCCGTCACGCAAAAGCACCGCCTGACCAGTATCGGATGTAGAAGCGCCGCCCTTTGTAGTTGTCGGAAGTCCACAGATGTATAACACCTGGTCATACAGGTAGTCCACCAGCGTCTGCGTCTGGGACTGGTTCAATTCCTGCGAAACAAGGTCAACGTCGCTGTTCAGACCGTTCACAGACTTTAGGACAATAGCGCCCATCTTCCGAAGCTGTTCAACAGTATCTTCCTCGATGTCGCAGTTGATGAACTTCAAGAAGGACTGGACGAACTGCTCCAGGCCGTCCACGCGGTTGCTTTGAATGGTGTTGATAGCATTGAGAATGGGAATGGCAGGCTCAAAGGAACCCAGCATGTTCATGTTTAGCCGGTACTCGAAAATGGGTATCTCCCGCAGGGTATGCGGTTCCCACTTCACAAGGTCAGCGCCATCCCATATCTCAAAGTAGTGCGTCCGCGTATAGCCGCAGTACAGCCACTTGAAAGCACCGTCATTGGTCTGCCGCCACACCATGCGAACACCCATCATCCGCTTGTGACCGAAGGCCGTAGAGTAGGCTACGAACGTGAAGCGCGGGTCAGGCGTGTCGATCTCAAAGGGCGCATAGTCAGGATCATCAAACGAATCCTTGTCCGGTAGCACCATCCGATAACCCACACCGCAAATGGCCATCCACGTCGCCATCTCCATGTCGCGGGTCGCCTTGTCCTCATACAGCATGTAGTCGTTCAAAAGCTCAATGTCCTTTGAACGGCCCTCATCGTCGCCGCGCCGGACGTACACCACAGGCTCGCCCATGAAGTACGCCGCCACAAACTGGCTGACCTCGGAGGCGTGGTTCTCAACGACTTTGTTGTTGATCTCTGGCCGGGTCTGCTTCTTGCGGTTGAGGATAGGCTGCATACCACGGTTGTATCGGTAAAGGTAGTCAATCTGCGCCGAGTTGAACCAGTGAACCGCAAGGCACTCCGAAAGCACCATCCAGAGGTTGTCCCGCGTGATCTCGTCTACGCCGGTCAAAACCTCTACGCGCCCGAAAAGCTGGCTGCCGGGAAGAACAGGATGGACGCCATCGGGAATGTTGTCCCAATACGATTCGATGTTGTTCGGCACTCAGTTGACCTCCTTTCAGGATGATATAAGCAGGAATTAAAGGATTTGAACCCTTACCAAGCGGGTTGGAGCCGCACATGCTACCGTTACACCAAATTCCTACAAAAAAATGTGAGACGAACCATCCGTTAATCCGTCTCACATTAGTTAATACATCTGGATATTCTATTTTGTCACTTACATTATAACAAATTCTTATGGCCTTGTCAAGTCTTTTTGCTTGACTGTCAAGTCATTTTACTTGACATCTGTGGTTTTTCTGAATAAAGCCACCCGTATGATTTTTCTCTATCAGCAATGGCTTATAATCTACAGCTTTCTCAACAGACCACCCGTAAACGTTTATTCTGTTATACGTCGAGTGATACTTTATGCCCTTCTCTTTGCAAAGCTGTGCAAAAACATAGTCCTTCCCACGGTATATTACATGGTAATTAGTTCTCGTATTCAGCGATTGCTCACCATGTGTAATCCACTTGCAATTCTCAGGACAGTAGTCTCCGTTGACATCTATCCGTTCAATAGTAAGATTATCCTCGTACCCATGAGACAACGCCCATTCCTTAAAAACAGAATAGTCATTACGCCATTCATCGCATATTCTTATTCCTCTGCCGCCATAATTATGATAGTCTTTGTCGCTTGGACTATAACATCTGCGCTTCATGCCTGATAGAATGTAATATAGTCGTTTTCCAGTATCACCATGCTTTTTCCTATAAATGTCTGTATAGGTTTTCATTCTTTCCACTTTGGCACAGCCACAGCTTATTGTACGTCCGCTAAATAATTTCATAGGCGCAACTATCCTCTAGTTTCCACACTCACATCTGCATCTCCATCTCCATTGATTACCGATATGCAGCGCCTCAACAACAGTCAATCTTCCATATACTTTCCCTATATATTCTGGATTATTGTACTTAGCAAAGCAATCTCTGATACGCCTCGGCTTACCGTTCTCAATGATAGTACCGTTCATATAGCACCTCCTAAAATACCCGCTTGATAACTTTCACAGCAGCATAAGTATTATGATAAAGTTCATCTGCCAACATAGCGGCAGAATCACAGCTATCATCATGTGGGTTCTTGCCGGTTTGAACAAACGTCGTCATCTCGCGCATGAACGCTCTATACTCTTTACTGCGATGCTTTATATCTCTGAAATAGAAACGCTTTATGTCTGGGGCAAACTGGATAATACGACCCAACTTCGACTGATTGTTTGGAGCAGGCTTGGCAAAAATGTTGATATGGACACCTTGTCTGCGAAGTTCCTCATCTACATGTTCGCTATAAGCCGTGCCGCCATTGTTACTTTCAAACCTGATCTTATTTGGCATGTGCTGCATAATTCTACCGATAACAACTGGGTATGTGACATCCTTATCTCCGCGATTAAACACAACGTCATGGATGTACACGCTGTCGCCAAACACATATGCAAATACCATCGAAAGGCTATCACCACCACCCCAGGCCACGTCACATACGGCAAGTTTTAGCGGCTCACCATCAGGAAGAACACCGTTATACGTCAGCAATTCATCTTCCGGAAAAAGCAACCCATCTCTGACGTAAGGACGCCCCATATACTTTGCGTTCCATGTGGCATCATCAATACTCGCCTTCATGTCCGCATAATAAGCATCATCGAATCCGAGGCCAAACTGATAGGAAAAGTTTGAATGTCCGTCTTCATCAACAGCCGGGATAACTCTAAACCGATAGCGCGGATTATCCGCATATTGCTCTTCAAGTCTGCCCTGAATGTCCAACACGTTCCAACGAGTGGCAACCATTAGCTCTCTCGCGCCCATCTTTTTACGGTCTTTTAATTGGTTTAGATAAGCATCGTACTTTGCCTGGAGCCGCATGGGGTTCAATGATTCCTCTAAATCTTCTATGGCGTCATCCACATAAAGAACGCCATTTGTACCAACTTCAACAGCACCAGTCAGAGTACCAGAGATTGAACGGCAAGTAATGGTTGGAAAACGCTTCTTTCGATCAAGGTCTATCGTTTCGTTCTTGGCGGATGTATCAGCCAACCTTACGCCCGGGAATACCTCTTGCCACAAGTATTCATTATGGTCTGTGATTATCGACAAAAGCTCACGGTAGAAGCCATCAGTCAGCTTGTCGCTATGCCCAGACATGACGCTTGCATCATTAGGGTACTTGCCCATGATCCACGTCATGAAAAATATACAGAGCGTAGATTTTCCGACACGAGGAGGCAGACTGATACTCAGGAAGTCAAGCTTTCCATCTTCAAGGTCTTGCAGATCATCTACCAACACTTTCAGCACATTGCGCCTGGGAGGATAGAACTTCTTCTCTGGATCGCGGTTGAACTCTAAATACAGAAGATAGCTGTCAAAATCATCCCTCGCCGCCGCCAGTAACACTTTCCGATGCAGCCCCATCATCTTGCGCCCCAGCGTCAGGTTCTTCCCCACCACCACCGGCATCCTCTCGCTGATCGTCTCGGACAGCCATTTCAGGTTGGCAATGGCAAAGTCCTTGTCCTCGCCCAGCATCAGCTTACTTATCCCATAGAAATCCTCGTAGGGCTGATAGTCAAAATAGTCCCTTTTTATCCTTTGCGAAATTTTCAAAGTTAGTGCTTTGTTATCCATATCCCAAACCTCCAAAAAATAAAAATAGCGAGACGAATCACATAAGTTAATCCGTCTCGCATAAGTTAGTCGTCAGTATTCAGTTTTATTGAGTTTATTCAGTTTATTTCTTCGACCTGCTGTTGCACTCCTCGATCATCTTCATCGTCTCGTCAGTATGCTCAGGCCTGCCATTCTCCTCCCAGTTATCATACCCCTTCTCGGTGATCCTCGGTCTCACAGGC